ATTACGGCCATCAAGTTCGGGGTTAGAAGCCTGGAGAACTTCTTGGATCCTCAGACTAAAAAAGCAATTGAGTTTAAGTGTGAGACTATTCGCTATGCCGGTAAGATGAGGGATTGTGTGCCGGATAGGATTATTGCGATGTTTCCGAGCGAGCTTAGGCAGGAGCTTTCGGAGGTAATATTGGATGAGTCCAAGCTTTCGGAGAATGAAAGAAAAAACTAATAGTGGCGGTTCATCTGGGCGATCTTACAATGAACTGCCGGAGCTGTTTATCGGGGAAGAAGATTCAATGCGAGTTTGAGATACCGGGACAAGAGATTTGGGAGCTAAACGGCGAGCAGTATAAAGGATGCCCTTTTAAAATCGTCACACGGCAAAGTGCGAATTTTCTAAGGGCATTTAATTTTTATGAACATGGCTATTTGCCAAACCCAGGCGGTTGGATCGAGCAATCGGCAAAGATGCTGGACGCCTTTGAGGTAATCGAGAAAGAACGCCGATCAATAGAAATTGAAAAAGAACGGAAAAGGAATTTATTCAGACGATGACAAATAAAGAGCTATCTATAATCTTAAGGCTTCGTGATGAAGCTTCAAAACGCCTTCAGGGAGTGCGTGGTAACCTGCAGAGGTTCGCCAACTTCTGGAAGAAAAACTGGCTTGCGATCACTGCGGCTATTACCGCAAGCATCATGGCTCTTCGTAAAGCCTGGGAGATGATGGAGCTTGGCGCCAAGGTAGAACAGCAGAAACAGGCCTTTGAAAACCTTGCATCTTCTCTCGGCATGAGTTCGGAAAAGATAATAAAAGACTTGCGTAAAATGTCTGGTGAGACCATGTCTACCGCAGAGATTATGGGGAAGGCCTCTCAGGCAATGATCTTGGGGATCGACCCGACTAAATTAGCCAAGATGATGGAAATATCACGCGCATCAGCTCGGGCGTTTGGCAAAGACGTGGGCTTTATGTTCGAGAGTATTGCTATTGGTGTGGGCAGACAATCCAAGCTTATCCTGGATAACTTGGGGATTATCGTGAGCGCGGGAAAGGCATATGATACGTACGCAAAATCAATCGGCAAATCAACCAAAGAATTAACCGAAATGGAAAGAAAACAGGCCTTCTTAAACGCTACGCTTGAAGCTGGTGACAGGATCCTCAAACAGATAGATACTTCTACGATGACGAACTTGGAAAAAATGCAAAGGTTAAAAGCGCAATGGCAAGATTTTGCGGTAAAGATAGGACAGGCCATGTGGCATGTGCTGGGATTTATACAGGGTTTCATGAACCAGCTTGTAGCAGGCTTCTTTCAGCTGTTAGAGGTAGCGACTACGGTATTTCAGAAAATGCTGGTGCCTTTAATAAAGTTATATGAGTTGCTGGGCAAACTGCCCGGGAAAGTCGGCGAGGCATATAGGCAGGCAGGAGAAAGCGTAAAGAAGTTATCCTCTGACATGGAATTGAATAAGAAAGCCTTTGAGATGGCGTCGATAGAAAGCGCAAAAGTCGCTATGGAGCAGTACGACCTTGTGTTTGCCAAGGTAAAAGAAACCGGAGATAACACCGCACAGATTTTGAAGGACGTGGCCAAGCAGGTTGGCGAGAACGCAAAGGAAACGGCGAAGCAGTTTAATGCTATGGAAGAGTTTGCCAAACAGTCGGCACGTAATATGCAGAACGCTTTTTCTCAGTTTTTCTTCAAGGCGTTCACGGGTGAGTTAAGGAATCTAAAGGAAATATTCGCTAGTTTCGGAAGAGCGGTGTTGCAGATGATAGCGAATATCCTGGCGAAATTACTTTTGATTAAACTCTTTACGGCTATGGCCGGGCCCGGGGGCAAGATCTTCGGGGTGGGTGTTGGAGCTTTGTTTCATCATGGTGGAATGGTTAGAAGGCATCAAGGCGGACTTATAAGGGCGCATGGCGGGCTTTCACCGGATGAGGTGCCGATCATTGCTCAGACCGGAGAAGGAATATTGTCAAGACAAGGTGTGAGGGCTTTAGGCGGATCGGATAATCTAAAAAGCCTTAACAGGGGAGAACAGGCAGGCGCAGGCGGAGTGACGATAAATATCAATCAGGTTATTCGGGCATGGGACGCGCAGGATGTATGGCGAAACAGAAAAGCGTTGTCGAATGCTATTGCCGACGACATTTACAATAACGGAAAGATCCGGTCGGTTATCAGGAGTTACACATGAGCGATTTTAATTATACGCCAGACTTTACGGTCGATGAAACGGTTCAGTATAAGACGCTTGTTTCCGAGTTCGAAAATGGAGTTGAACAGCGCAGGCGCAAATGGGCGAACCCTTTGAGAAAGTGGACGTTGAGGTATAAGCACAGGACAAAAACCGAAATGGAAAATGTCAGGGATTTCTTTATGGGTAAGTACGGGGCGCTTACATCATTCACCTGGACAAATCCCAATGACTCTGTGGAGTATACAGTCAGGTTTGTCGAGGATAGCTTTAAGTTTGTTTTAAAATCATATCAGACCTATGACTTTGAATTCGATTTTATAGAGGTGAAATAATGCCGAGGGACATTGATTCGACATTTAAAACAGAAAAAGCCAAACAGGAAAATCAGCCGATTTTTTTATATACCATTGAAGATTACGATGGTGTCAGTGATCTTCATCTTGCCGGATACGATACGGATATCACTTATAATTCGGTTCTTTATTCGAAGTTCCCCATAGCCCATGAGTTTATAGGCGAGAACAACCAGGGGCAGATCGACCAGGTCAAGGTTAGGCTGGCTAACGTGTCGAGACTTATCCAGTCGTATCTTGAACAGTATGATTTCAGGGGCAAAAAAGTCACTATCCGTATGGTGTGGGCTAATCAGTTGGCTGATCCAGACGCATACATAGATGATATCTTCTATATCGATAACTATGTGGCAGACCAAAATAATGTCGAGTTTACCCTAACAGGTAAGTTTGACGTGTTAGGAGTGGATCTTCCAGCACGCAGATATACCAGGAACTATTGCGCGTGGAAATTCAAATCAAGCGAATGCGGATATTCGGGAGGCGAAACGTCGTGCAACAAGACACAGCAAAGATGCAAAGAGATAGGAAATTACTCGAGGTTCGGAGCTTTCCCTTCGGTGCCGACAGGACGGATATACATCATGTAGAGAAGCTTATCATCGATAAGTATCTGGGTATTCCTTATAAGCACAGGGGCCGGGAGATAGCTGGCCTGGATTGCTGGGGATTCTTGAAATTCGTATATGCGGACCTGGGTTTTAAATTGTTTGACATCGATGATCTGGAGTATGGTCAGGCATGGGGCCTTCGCAATAAAGATTATTTCAAGGAGAATTACGTTAATGACTGGGATAAGGTCGAGGTTTCCGAAGTATTGGACGCGGTGTTATTTTTAAACTCCCGGGGAGTGGCAAATCATGCCGGTGTTGTTTTTAAGAGCAGGAAGTTTATTCATTGCTGCCGGGCAGGCGTGATTGTGTCGAGGCTGGATGATGAGTCTTGGAAGAAAAGAATCGAAGGTTTTTATAGATTAAGGAATAAGGCATGGTAACTATACGCAATATCGAAAATCCTTTTAAATTAGACCAAGCGGAAATCAAAGAGGTCGATTATTCACGAAGCGAAACTATCCGCAGTCTGCTGGATAAGTCCGGGTTCGATTATAAGGATAAGCGGGTTATTGTCACAGGCAAAAAGATTAAGGATCTCGATGTCCGGGTTGAGCAGGGCGACGAGATAACTGTTATCCCCGAAGTTAAGGCGCCGGTAATAGCTGTTGTTTCCTGGATTGTATCGGCCATAGCGGCATATGCGATAGCCCATCCGTTTATATTTGCTTTCTTTGTACTATCCTTAGGCTACTCGATTTATCAATACATGAATCAGCCAAAAATGGCTGATTTTAATTTGGGATCCGCTGGATTGGATGAAGGCTCACCCACATACGGATGGGATGGCGTTCAGACGATACAAGAGGTCGGAGTGCCGGTTGCGGTCGTTTACGGAGAGCATAAGATCGGCGGCAATATCATAAACCAGTTTATACGTGACGATGGAGATAAACATTATTTGAATGTACTCTTGGCTTTATGCGAAGGTGAAATCGAGGCGATCGATGATATCGAAATCAACAATAATTCAATCGATAATTTTGACGGCGTTGACACAGTCAAGCGTTACGGCACGAATGACCAGTCATTAATCGAAGATTTCGAGGATCTGCATAATCTTTATACGGTCAACGTAAGTCTTCTAAAGGACAACCCCCATGTTTATGAAACGGTTGATTCGGATATCGAAGGCTTCGAGATTCTTTTAAGGTTGAACAATGGGCTATATCAACAGAGTTCTGGCGGCGGGATAAACAGCTGGAGCGTAACTTATAAGGTGGAATACAAACTGCATGTAGACCCGACTTATATAGATTTGGGTGAAACGACTATTTCCGATAATTCCCGCTCCCCTGTCAGGAGAACTTTCAGGAAAACAGGGCTTACTCCCGGACAGTATGATATTCGGGTGACAAGGACATCTGATGACAGCTCCCTCGACCCTTTAAAGCAGGGTGATTTGACCTGGTATCAATTAGATGAACTCAAAACCGACAGTCTTAATTATCCAAACATAGCGTTATTAGGATTGAAGCTTTTGGCGACAGATCAGCTTTCCGGCGGCATGCCTAATATCACGACTGTCGTTAAAGGTAAAAAAGTCCTCGTTCCTAATATCTTAAATGGCGCAACTCCTGTTGATTGGGAAGATTATTATTGGGATGGGTCTGATTATAGATTGTTGGCAGACGATACACTGCTTTCCTGGGACGGCTCAACCTATGTCGAGAAATACTGCGCCAATCCTGTATGGTGCTTGAAAGACTTTATAACAAACGCCCGGTATGGGTTAGGCGAGTTTATATCCAGCGGGAGCTTAGATGTTGTTTCATTATTGGAAATGTCACGGTATTGTGAAGAAAAACTTGAGGACGGAGCGGGCGGATATGAGAAGCGGTTTAGAATGGACGTCGTGATCGATTCCAATACAAAGGCGTTGGACGTTTTGATTCAGTTGTGCGCCACGTTCAACGCTATGCCGGTATATAGCGCAGGCGGGATATCATTTAAGATCGATAAAGAGGCAAATCCCACGCAGTTATTCAGCATGGGAAATATCATCAAAGATACTTTCGTTCAAAGTTGGAAGACGTTAAAAGAAATTCCTAATGTAATTGAGATTCAGTTTATGGATAAGGATAAAGGATATCGGCAGGAAACAATAGCATATATCGATGAGGACGCCCTGGCGGATGGGGATCCTATGCGCAAGAGCCAGGTTAGGCTATTTACTACAAAAGCAAGCTATGCTATTCGTGCAGGCAGATATGCATTGAAGGTTGCTAAGTATATCAATAGATCTATTTCGTTTAAGGCCGGGATAGATGCGGTTGCCTGCCAGGCAGGAGATGTTATCTCGGTTTCGCACGATGTGCCTCAATGGGGGTTTTCGGGCAGGGTTCAGGCAGGCTCGACAACAACGCTGGTAAAGCTGGACCGGACGATGGTGATCGAAGACGGCAAGTCCTATAAGATTCAGGTCAGGTTTTCCGACGATACCATAGAAGAGCAATCTATCACATCTCCCACAGGGAGTTATACAGAGGTGGAGTGTACGGCGTTTTCGGCCGCACCACAGGCTTTTGATGTATATGCGATTGGCGAAACGAACAAAATCAAAAAGGATTTCAGGGTTGTATCTATCCAGAGGGAAGGCAAAGACGAAGTTCAGATATCGGCTTTGGAATACAACGAAAATGTTTATGACGATAGCGATGTAATCATACCGGACAATAACTATTCTTCTTTGGACTTTACCATTCCTTTGGTTTCGAATGTAGTGCTGACAGAAAGAATTATTACCTTAGCAGACGGCACGATAGAAAACACAATAGATGTATGTTTTGAGCTTCCCGATTTGGGCGCCTCGGAATTGATGAACAGGTTCAAGGGGGTTAACGTTTATTATTCGGACAACGACGGTTTGAATTGGTATTACGTAGGATACACCGAAGGCAGTAGCATGTCGATAATCGGCAATATAGAGATCGGCTCGACTTATAAGATTTGTGTGACAAGTGTATCTTACGATGGCCAGGAAACAGCAAAGCCCGATTCTCCCACTGCCGAGATTACCATTACCGGTAACACTACGCTACCCAATGATGTTTCGAATTTTGCTTATACTTTTTTGAATGAGATAGTCTTTTTCTGGAATGAAATCCCGAATATGGATTTGGCTGGCTACGAGATCAGGACGGAAGACGCAAATTGGGGAACGCAGAGTGCCGCCCTCATATATAGCGGGCTGGCAAACACATTCACGATCGTTACGCCATCATCAAGAAGCCCAGGCACGTATTATATCAAGGCCTATAATACGTCCGGCAACTATTCCGAAACAGCGCAGTCCGTAACGCCGACAAACGCGGCTCCTTCTACGCCGACCATAGCGGCTACACAGTGGTTCGGGTTTGCGAAAATAGAATGGTCTGATGTTAGCGACGAGGACTTGAAATATTACGAAGTCTATAAATCTCCCACCAATGTTTGGGGAGGTGAGGAAGCTTTAGAGGCAAAGGTTCCCGGCACAGCGGCAACGGTTCAGGGTAATGCCCCGGTTGACGCCAAGGCTGATGCGGCGGATGCGACAAGCATTACAGACGCGGATATAGCTGGCTATGGCACTGATTATTTTGTCGGCGATGTGATTGTCCAGACAAGCGGTACTTATAAAGATCAGGAAGCAGTAATCACAGCCTACAATAATTCGACAGGGCAGGTTTCAGTGGCTTCCTGGCCGTCTGGCACGCCCGATGTCGATGATGAGTTCGTCATAAAAGACAGGGCTTACTATAAAGTAAGAGCGGTAGACACTTATGGGCCCGGGAGCTTCTCTTCTGCTGTTACGATAAACTTTACACCTTTAACCGAAGCGGAAATAGGCGACGCTATAATATCGGCAAGAAAGCTTATTGCGGGAGAATTGATTACTTTATCTGCTCAGATAAAAGACCTTATTGTCACAAATGCAAAGATCCTTAATTTGGATGGGAGTAAAATCACAGCAGAATCTATAACGCTTTCCAAACTAGCAAGCGATGCTATCCCGCCTAAGACGTATTATCAGGATGCGGAGCCTACCTCTGGCATGAATGATGGGGATTATTGGATAGATACTGATGATGAGAATAAACTTTACATCTACCAAGATAGCGCGTGGGAAGTAGTATCCGAGAGCGGCGGCGGCGGAGGTATAACCGTCTTTCGACAAGACGCCATTCCTACCGCTTTAGCCACAGGTGATTTATGGATTGACACTGACGACGGAGACAAGATGTACCGTGCTACTAATCCAGGCGATGATGAGATAATTGCAGGAGAGTGGGAATTGATAGATGCGGCTACTGCGACAGGCTGGGCGCATGGCTCTGATATTACAAAGATTGATGGCGGGAAAATTTATACAGATTCAATCGATGCCGATAAAATTAATGTTAATCAACTGGACGCACTCACAGCCAATACTGGAAGCTTAACAGTGGATGAGACAATTCAGGTTGGTGATAATAAAGTGGTGATAGACGGCGTTAATAAGGTAATAAAGGTATATGACGCTTCAATGAATTTAAGAGTAGAATTGGGGTTATTGTCATAATGGCATACGGATTGAGAGTTAAAAAAGCTGATGGAACTGTTATTTTAAATACGCCGGATATGGCTGGACGGATACGGTATTCTAATGTGGTGGCAGCTGGAGCAAGTAGTTCTACTACATTGTCAGATATTGCAGGAAAAACGGTTTATGCTTTTTCTATACCGTTAGAAGAAAATAAGCTTGCTCATTCTGTATCGATCAGCGGAACTACATTCAGCTGGACAGCGCAAACAGCCTCTTCACCTCCACTTTCTTTTGAGAGTTCTCAATCGATCGTTGGAGTAATTATCGTAGACTAAAATGTCAGATTACGGGCTTAAAACTCTAAATGATAACTTAAAACTACAAATAGATTCTCTTTACGTAAATTACGCTCTTTGGGATCATGGCGAAAATGTAAATACGGTCGACCAGGGCGATTATCATAAAAAGGATGTAACTTTTTCTTCCAATACATCCCAGCCGCCGTTAATAGCGATTAAGCCAGATACGGATGATTATTGTGGGTTAGTCCTTTATCTTCGTTCTGGCAGCGATTACTCTGGATTTACAGTTTATTCGGAAGATAAGGTAGTTACATTTAGCTGGCAGGCCTTTGTTCCAAGAACAGACAAAAGTTCTGAAGCGTATGGGTTGAGGGTCTATAACGCAAGCAGTGTTTTAGTTTTTGATAGTGGGTATGCCCCGATGATAATCGCTGATGTAGATACTTGCAGCCCTTCTTATAACAGCGTTTCAAGCGTATCTATACCTTCTGATTCGAACGCCTATTTTATTGTATCTCCTTCGGGAAAATGGCAAACAGTCGGTGAATGGAATGGATATGTTTCTACCATAAGAAATTGGGCCGCATTGCTAAAAAAAGTTAATGATACTACGGTTAGTTTTGGGGGTCGGCAGGTTTCTATGGGTGCAATTCCAGTTCAGATGGACGCTTCGCTTGGATATTGGCCTAGCGTCTGGACAATTATAACTGTAAAAAAGGCATTTTAAGATGAGATACCTAATTTTGATATTTTTATTTATCAGCGGCTGTGCTTATAGCAATTCATTTGTAAAGGAAGATTTTGACTATAGATACAAAAAAAAGAAGGATTGTTTTCTATATAACCACCTTCCACAATATCACAATTTGAAAGATGTAATTTCAAAAGAGGAATATAGATATTTGCCTTCTTATTTACAAGGTTGTTACGAAAAAAGTGGATTAAAATTATGAAGGAAAAAACCGTACCCGAGCGATTGGCAGTTATTGAAACAGAGATTACGAATATCAAAGAGGCCTTGGATGATATCAAAAATAATCATCTTAATTCTATCTATAAGAAATTCGATGATATCTGGAAGAAATTTAATTGTTTCGAAAAGAAGCTGACTAACAGATTACCTTTGTGGGCAACATCATTGATAACGCTTTTGAGCTCTCTGGTCGTAGGACTTGTTGTGTATGGAGTGATGAGAAAGTGAGGAGGTGAGATATAGTGAAGAAGATAATCATAATTTCGGCGGCGGTTTTAGTGCTATCCGGATGCGCGGGGATTCCTTTCCCAAAAATTACCACTCCCAGGAAACCCGAGACGGTTTATAACTGGCGAGAGGAAGTAACCACGAAGCCTAGGGCGATAATAGCCGATGATAAGACCTATGTAGTTGAGGAAACAAAAAAGACCCTGCAGGTGGGATTGGAGAACACTCCCCGCAGATTGACGCTGGGAGAGAAAATCGGCAACTGGTTTTCCGGATTGAGCCTGTTGGCCATCATTGCTTTGGTTGTGGGTTTGGTTTTGTGCCCGGGTGCGACTTTGGCCTGGTTGGTCAAACTTCTTTTCAAGTGGAAAAGGGCAATGAGAGAAACAGTGGCCGCCATCAAGGAATCCAAAGCGGTTGAGAATGCCGAATTACATAATGCCCTGAAAGACAAGCAAAGCGTCGAGACCAAAAAGATAGTTGGGCAGATAAAAGCTGATCTTTAGGATGTGGTAGAATAAGGCGTGTTTTGGTAAGCGAAAAAATGACTTGCGCTTTTCTCTTTTTTACGGCCTACTGACGGCATTATGAATAAGTACCAGTGGCCAGCTTCACGATTGGACGAGAAAGAAATGGCCTTATTGTTTAGGGAGAAACAGAAGGCCAAAAAGAGTATCTGTGAGTTACTTCGTAGGGCCGTCCATACGGCTTACGGTAATAAGTCAAACTGTGTAAAATCCAGGGATATTGAAATCGGAAAGGAGATTGATGATGAAGAAGAAAAAGAAGAAACAAAAAGCTGAATCGGTTCAGCCGGAGGCCAAGGTAACTCGGCAGGTCCTTATGCTAAAGGCTAAGGAGAGAGGTATAAAGAATTTCCGTGTACTTAACAAAAAAGAGCTTGAGTCGATTTTAGCTGACGGCGTAACGCAGGATCAGATCAATAAGGTTGTATCCGGGGCCGTTGCCAGATGGAAGTCAGGCTGGGGCTCGAGAAAGGACAAAGCCAAGGCAAAAGCGTAA